ATAGTTGCTGCATTAGTAGCTTGCTTTAAAAATATGAGACCTTCAGGATTTCTAGTAGTTCCTAGTGTTGAAGTTTTAGCTGTTGTCTTTGTTCTATTTACAATAAAAGTTGTGTCAGCAATCGAAAATAAATGTAGATTATCTCTAGCATCAGACGTAGTAAGGTAAGTTTTGTTATCCCCTGTAAATCCAGAAACAGTTTTAGAATTACCTTCTAAATCTGTAATAGTCAAATTAGCCTGAGTAAAATCAGTAGCAAAGGAACTATCAAACTGATCTGAAGTTAACTTAACTATGTATTGTTCTGTTTCATCTCTATTAATATAGTGAATATACGAATCAGTATCAGTGTGTTCATTTATTTTTTTAACGTGCTCTAAGGGTGGTCTTTTCTTTAAGCCCTCAGCAGCAGTAGACATTCCATTTTCTTGAACTTCTGATTGTGAAGCTAATCTAATATTAGGAGGTTGTTGTGAAACTCCATTTATTAAATTGCTTATTTGTTCTGTAATAAGTGGCATTTACCATAATTTCCTATAGGTCTTAGTCATATTCACCATGTCTAATGTTCCATATCCTACGTTAAAGCCGGCTCGTTCTGCTTCATCATCTAACAAATCAGCATAAGCTTCTTGTTCTTCTTGTCTATTAATTTGTTCCGCAGATATTTGTCCAATAATTTCTTCTTGAAAAACTCTAGAAGCTTTAGCAGTCACATATTGTCTCAAAGATTGAGGAGTATTCTTAAAGTCTAATAATGATATTGTTACAGCATTATCTAAATTAGATGTCCAAGTAAACCTGTTGTTATCCAAGTCATACAAGTACATAACTCCATCTATACCTCTAATGGTAGTTAACTTATTTTCTACATGGATAGAAAGGGTGTTTGATCCAATCGGTATTCTGTTATCTGCATCTCGACTTAAACTTACATCCCATTCAGTATTAAAGTGCCAACCTTTTTGTTGAACTTCACGATTAATATTTGATAGTAAATTCTTTGCTTGAGTTACTTCTACAGTAGTTACAGTTTCTAAACTAGATACTGCAGCTTCACCTATAGCTGCTAACATCATGTTAACTGCTTCTAATTCTGTGATGGGAGTAGTAGATATAAAAGACATTTAAGTCACCAAACTCATGCCCATTAACTGAGCATTTCTTAAAGTTAAATTATCGGTACTATCTATGTTAGCTACAAAGATTGAAATATAATCATTTGTTGCCATAGAAGCATAACCCATTGTAGTTATATTAACTGAATTAACTGTGGTTGCCGGAGAGAAACCTACCATCTTTGTTCCTGTGATAAGTGTTCCGTTCTTATGCAACGCTATTGCAAACTCTTTGTTAACTGCTGATGTGTCTATCTCTAATGAAGCAGAGGCCATGAACATACAGTTTACTGTAGGTGTTCCTGTATACCTAAGTCTTGCATTAGTATTCATATCAAACTCATTAGCAGTTGGAGCTGTACTAAGAGTATAAGTACCTGCACCTTCTAAATAAGTCCCGGCAGAAGCTATACTTGTAGAGGAAGGTGTTGATATATAAATACTACCTTGTTTAGCCTGAGTAGTTTCAACAAAATCACGCAAGTCTTGGGGTGTTATAGACCCTGCTGCTTGACCATTCTGAAATAAGTTAGTTGTTAAATCCGCAACTGTGCGTGATGTATCAACCATTGTTGTCTCCTAAATTAAAAAAAAGGGAGCCTAGAATAATAGTTGCGACAACCTCTCGGTTTAACATATTAATTCCAGACTCCCCAAGTATTATGAGGTTTTAAGCTCAACACAACCTTCAGGTCTAATAAATCCGTGACCCATAGCATACTTCGCTACGATCCACCAACCTTGAAGCTTGATGTCATACTCTGTCTCAACTGCCAAGTTAATTAATTTAACTGTAGCAACGGAAGACTTGTGCATAACAAGTCCAACAGTAGTAGAGAAGTTACCTTCATGTGTGGTAACAGTTCCACCAGTGATGTTGGTAGTAGGCAAGTTGTTGGTCTTAACAATGTTAATACCTGCAACCTTCAAGACAGTACCTTCTGAGTACGTTCCTGATCCACCCCAATCCCGGTTGATGACGTTAGTAGTTTCGGCCATCAGATAATACTGAGCCGGTTTAACAAACATATACCTATCATTCTCAGGTACATTGTTTTCGTCTAACTTCTGAGCTGCATCAAACATACCTGCAGCTAGGGTAGAACCAGTAGTACCATACCCTGCAGCCGTTAGAACTGATCCACCATTACCACTCGTTACGAGCGTAGAGGATCGAGCACCAAGAACACCCTGCTGTAGAATGTTCTTATCCCATTGAGTACCAAGAGCTATACCTGCCTCTTTAGCATAAATGGATCGTACATCATAATGGTTCATAGCTTCATCAAGATTATTGACAAAGTGATCCGCGATTAACAAGCCGTCAATCGAGATGACCTTCTCGTTCTTGTTGATAGCTGTACCATCAAGCTTGTTAGCTGCTGTACCAGTGTTACCACTAGCATTGATGTACGCATATTCGGTACTAGCAGTTTTCCAAACTAGAGGAAACTGAGCACTAATACCTGAGTTAATAGATCGGACAACGTGCTTGTCCATTGTTACACTCGCTTGCTCAAACGCTGTCAGGACTTCACCTGCGTATACTTTTAGAAATAACGCAGTTGATGATCCTGTGGAGTTCGCTTGACCAGATCGAGTCATTGTTACTGCCGGTGCAGTTGTAGCTGTTACACCCATAGTAAACTCCTTTAATTAAAGTTAATAAAAATATTTTGCTGTATCTTTATTTAACTTTCAACTAAGATTATCTACCTCAGCAGGTCTTGTTTACTTGTAAATAGAAACTAGCTTAGATAGTACCAGTAGAAAATATATCTGACCTATCTAGTTTATCTAGCACATCTTGACGATATGCCATATCACTTTCATATCGAGGGTCTCTCATAGCATTAACTACTTCAGCATTACTTCTAAATGCGTTGTCAGATGTTACGCTAGATGGAGATTCTCCTCCATAAGTTGTGCCTTCTTTGCCGACAGATGCTTGATAATCTGCCCTTAATCCTTTCGCAGCCATCATAGCAGTATTAACGTCACCACTATTAACAGCTTGATCATAAACTTGTATTTGTTGTTCAGTATAGTTAGTCTTAGCCCACTCTACCATTGACGAATATTCTTGTTCACCACCTACAGAAGTCTTAACTTGATTACCTATTTGCTCACCTAAGGCTTTTACTCCTGCAATATATGTGTCTGCATAGTCTCTGCTTATCCCTGCCTCAGCTAAGGTTTTATAACATGTATCAGTTAAACCACCAGTTTCAGCGTATTCTTTAGTAAGAGCTTCCATGTCAAATGGAACATCTGATTTTTCTGGAATACTTAAATCTTCTGACCTTTCAAAGTCAGGCTGAGTTTCTTCAGGTGCATGAAATTTTCTTTCGAGTTCTTCATAGCTCTTTTTAAGCTTTTCATAATCTCCACCAAACTTATCGTCTGGTTGTTCTGTAGGTTGAACTCCATCAATCCCATGTTCTACTTCTTCAACCTTACTCAACATCTCCTGATTGTGAGCTTCCTCTGCTGACATATCAGGATTATCACTACTTACTGTTATTTGCTCTGCCATAACCTTCCCCATACGTTTCTAAAATTGCACCGCTACTGAGCTTGATCTTTGTGTAGGTTGATGGCATCCCACCAGATGACCCTACTTGTGCAGCTTTTTGTTCAAGAATCTTATCACGCTCTTTTACTACTTCCTTTAGTTCAGCCTTAGAAACTACGTTTCGTTCAGGCTTCTTGTCTTTGGTTGCCATTCATTTGCTCCCTAATCATTTCGCCTCCTTGAGTCACAGCATTTGGAGTAGCAGCAACTGCTTGTTGTGCTTGCATCTGTGCTTGTTGGGCTTGTTGTTGTTCTTGTTGTACTTCTTCTTGTGTTTTAATCAAACCTTTCATATCAATACCAAAACCAGTTCCTAATCTTTTCATGGCATCACTAATATTAGTATAAGTAATTACCGCTTCCGGGCCTAATATTTTAGCTGCAGTTTGTAAAAATGTGGCTAGTTTATTAGCATCATTTCCCCTACCCAACGCTTCAAACCCTGTAATAATTACTGGTTCTACAGAATCTTCAGGTAATGTTGGAAGTTTCTTTTCTCTTTCTAGAACGGCTATAATTCTATGTATAAGCGGTAACTGAAGT